ACAGAGAGTCAACTAGCCCCTGTTAAACCTTGAACCCTCAATATAAAGTTCATTTGCTAGCCCTGCTAATCTCTTTTACTTACTACCCAAACCTTACTTCTGTTACTATGACTGATAAAATTTCTCAATCGACCGTAGGCGCAATCGCCGCTGAACCCTCACCCCCAGCTGGCCCCGCCCCCGCAACTCGAGCTGAGCCGAACCCTCCCCCGGCCCCAACGGCCACCTCCAAACCGAAGGGTAAACTGAGGCCCGCCTCAAACTTTACTCCCACGAGCCACAACGGCATCGCCCCGATGCTACAAGTCGTCTCAAATCGGAGGTCGCACATTATTAACCGGGCTGAACCGTCTGGCCTGTTCCCTTCTGCGATCAACTACTTCCAAGCAGTTTCGATCACAGATCAGCGGATGTCGACAACCAAGAAGTTTCTCGAAACAAGCGAATCGTGGCACCCCGTCGTGTCTCAATACTACGCGTGTTTCTTGTTCACAGTACAAGTATTACGAACCTACAACGTGTCGAAGATCCCTGACACGGAAGGATTAGATTTCCTGTCTTACGTCGAAGAACAACTCGACTTGACTCAGATCCCAGTTCCTGGAACTTGGGCTGAATACCTTAGGAATATCACTGTCGTCGAAGCTCATCATGACTCGTTCGGCAACATCCATCCGGTCTTTCCTCTTTTAGGAGGATCTCCTTTGACTGCCGGAGATGTATTCTCGTTCCCGCAATCGCATCGTCGAATTCTGCCCAATTGTTATTTGGCACTCGATCAATTGATTCGTTACGCACAAACTGGTGCTAACACGAACTCCCCGCGATTCATCAACTACGCGAACATCTTCCAGTTGAATCCGACTACGTCCGACGAAGCCGCTCAAGCCAAGCTCGCACCCCAAGTGTCGTCTTGGTCGCACGTGTCCAACTCGCGAAACGATGTTTCGCTTGAATTCTGGGCAAATGCAGCCACGCTCCTCCCCGACCGCGCAGATTCGCGCACCGGGCACCACTCTGGAGATGTGACAGACTTTTTCGTCTTCACCGGGTTCCGTAACGCAGCTGGCACTGCCTCGCACTCTTTCTTTGACGTTATCCTCCAAGATATGTCATCGTACTGCCAGTTTGTGAAAGGTTCCGTCCCCTTGTCTACGATCCAATCGATCGGCATTGGCGCCACCATCCCAGTGATGTACGTCCAACCATCGACCTCGGTTCGTAACTACTTCTTCCCCTCGCTCGCCGACCTTCGTGACAACACGAATTACCATCGCTCTGGTCATCGTCTGTTCCCTACAACGATTACTTATGATATGCGCCATGGTGATCTTACTCTCGAAGAAATTGCCGAGCAATATGCCAAGCTTACCTGCTTGAACACGAGTTTCCGTGATCTGCCGACTCAAAACGGCTGGAATCAACCTGATGAAACGACTGTTCGAGATGGTCCATTCTGGGCTATTACGGAGTACAAAGTCGACCGTGGAGTCAACCCAATTACTGGGCTTCTGACCAACATCCCGGCCTACTACCACTCTCCTAATGCCGTGGCCAACAAGTAATGCTGATGTCTATTTTGCTTTTTCTTTCGTTTTTAATAACGTCTGGACTGCTGAATTTCTTGCGCTTTTTTCTATTATTTCTCTTCTCTGCGCTTAAAAAGAAAAGAAGCATCTTTTGATGGTGATATGGGTTATAATCCCATTAGTACTTATCAATTTATGTCCA